TATACCTATATTATAATATAATAATCGATTAATTAAATTTTAAAATTATGGCAAATCAAAAGTTAACTCAAGAAGAGCTTGACAAGTTACAAGAACTAAGCAATAAAAATAATGCTTTAGTTCAAGAATTAGGAACTATTTCTTTAGCGGAAATTAACCTAGAAGACCGAAAAGTGAAAGCTGAAGAGTTTTTAACTGAACTAAGAGAATCAGAAAAGGAATTGGTAAAGGAGCTAGAAGACAAGTACGGAATTGGATCAATAGATCTTAAGGAAGGCGAGTTTATTCCAGCACCACCAGCACCGGAAACTGACTCAGAAACAGCAGTAACACCAGAGGTCGTAGAAGCGTAATATAAAAAAACTTTTACATACTTTAAAGAGAGGAGGGTTTTACATCCTCCTTTCCTATTTATTATAGAGAAGTAAGACTTTTTTTACTGTAATGTTTTACATTCCTGAATGATATTTATAATAAACTTAAAATAAAATAGACCAACATGGCAGAAACAATCATCTCCCCAGGTGTATTTGCGAGAGAAAATGATATTTCATTTATTAGTCCCGCTCCAGTTGAAGCCGGTGCAGCAATCATCGGACCAACTGTTAAAGGACCAGTAGAAGAACCAACTATCGTAACTTCGTATAATCAATACGTAAGAAAGTTCGGAGAAACCTTTACTTCCGGTTCAACTAAACAAGAATTCTTAACTTCTGTTGGAGTCAAAAATTATTTCCAACAAGGTGGAGGATCTGTTTTAGTAACTAGAGTAGTAACAGGATCATTTACTAACGCAACTACCACACACATTTCATCCTCAGACAATGCGAGTATTCAACCATTCGTACTTAAGACATTAGGAAAAGGAACAATTTTAAATAATTCTACAGGAGTAGCAGTCGCAAACGACGAAGTTGCTTCAAGTGGAGGAGTTTTAGAATCTGGTTCTGTAGATAACCTTAGATGGGAAATCCAAAATGTTGATGCTAAAAAAGGTACTTTTACATTATTAGTTAGAAGAGGGGACGATAGCCACAATGCAAAAGTAGTAATTGAAACATTCAACAATATATCTTTAGACCCTGAGTCAGATAATTATATTGAAAGTAAAATTGGTACACAATATAAGAACAAAGCTACTGATGGTACTAAAACTTACGTTAAGACATTTGGCGAGTATATAAACAAATCTAACTTTATTTATGTGTCTGCTGTAAATTCACAGACAACAGCATATTTAAAGAATGACGGAATTACTGTAGCAAGTCCTGCATATACAGGATCTTTACCGATAGCAGAAAGTGGTTCATTCCACGGAGCTACTGGAGCTATTGCTCCTGCAGCGGCTTTATACGGAATTAGTATTTCTAATACTAACTCACAAGGTCTAACTTCAGGTAACTATACTGATGCTATTTCAATATTAGATAATAAAGATGAATATATCTTTAATATAATTTCTACTCCAGGTTTAGTTTACCAAAATGCAGATCAAGCAGGAGCATTAAATAAAGTAATTACTTTAGCAGAATCAAGAGGTGATGCAATTGCAGTAGTAGATTTAGATAATCACGGATCTACTGTAAGTAACATTACAAGTACTGCTACATCATTAAATAGCTCATATGCAGCTTCATACTGGCCTTGGGTACAAGTAAGAGGTGGAACAGGTAGAAACGTATTCGTTCCTTCTTCTTGTGTAATACCAGGAGTTTATGCTTTCACAGATAATAGTTCAGCACCATGGTTTGCACCAGCAGGACTTGTAAGAGGTGGAGTAGTTGGAGTAATTCAAGCAGAACAGAAACTTACAAGAGGTCAAAGAGATCTTTTATATGATGGTAAAGTTAATCCAATAGCTACTTTCCCTGGACAAGGTATTGCAGTATTTGGACAAAAGACTTTACAGACTAAAGCAAGTGCTTTAGATAGAGTAAACGTAAGAAGATTATTGATTCAACTTAAGAAGTTCTTAGGAGATCAAGCTAGAAACTTAGTATTTGAACAAAATACAGTAGCAACTAGAAATAGATTCTTATCAATAGTTAATCCATACTTAGAATCAGTTGTACAAAGACAAGGTCTTTATACATTCAGAGTAGTAATGGATGACACAAACAACACAGCAGATGTTGTAGACAGAAATCAGCTTATAGGTCAAATCTTTATTCAGCCAGCTAAAACTGCAGAATTTATAGTATTAGACTTTACAGTTGAGCCAACTGGCGCAACATTTAATGGATAATTTTTAATTAACGATATTTATAATAAAGTAAATACAACATGGCAGTATTAGATCCAAACGAAATAATGTTTAAAGCCTTTGAACCAAAGGTACAGAATAGATTTGTGATGCTTATCGATAACATTCCTTCCTTTATGGTTAAGAATGTAAAAGCTCCTACCTTTACCGATAACGTCATCAAACTAGACCACATCAATTCATATAGAAAAATTAGAGGAAAGAGAGAATGGGATGATATGACCATGACACTTTACGATCCTGTAACTCCTTCTGGAGCTCAAGCCGTAATGGAATGGGCAAGACAAGGATACGAATCTGTAACAGGTAGAGCTGGATATTCAGATTTTTACAAGAAAGACCTTACTCTTAATATTTTAGGTCCTGTAGGAGATATCGTAGGAGAATGGATCATTAAAGGAGCTATTCTATCAAACGGTGACTTTGGTCAATATGATTGGACATCAGATGAAGCTGTGGAAATCAGCATAACAGTAGCAATGGATTACTGTGTATTAAATTACTAATACAAACTTCACATATTAAAAGACAATAGCC